TGGAGGCGTGTAGACCTTCAAGAGCTGACTTGTTAGCAACGCGCTCTGCTTCCAAACGGTCTTGAACTTCTTTCAATAGCTTTTCAGCACCGGTATCAACGGTCTTGATATGTACTTGTACTGCTTCTTTTACCTTTGCTTCGAAAGCAGCCTTTTCTTGGGCTTCTTTTTCTGCTTTTTCTTGAGCAATCTTTTGCTCTTTTACTAGAGCCTCTGCGGCTGACTTGGCTGCTTCAGCAACCATTTGCTTGATTTCTTCTGGATTCATAATGATTTCCTTTGATTTATTGCTGTTTGCTTCTTTGGACTCAAGCCCTTTAGCTGATTCGCTACGAAGTGCAAACTGCTCCTTAAAAAGTTTAAATTCCTCAGGCGTTTTAAACGCCTTAGATAGTTCAAAAAGACTATTTTGATTTGCTGGAACACTTACGACCGAAATCTCTACCAGCTCTAGTTCTTTGATTAAAAATACTTCTGCTGCAGAATTGTACTCAGCGTCTAAAACGCGGAATCCAATGCTAAAAGCGGATAGTATGCCGTCTTTGATTAAACTGAACTGCTTTGCAGCAGAGCTAACCCTGGCTTTTATCCATAACCCTTTAGAGTCCGCTTTGTGTTCTACCATTCGACCAATGGGCTGACCATGATCGTGGTATGCTAACACAACTGGATTCTTCAAGTAGTTTTGGATGCCTTTTTCCCACACACTACTAGGGACAACGTCTCCGTGCCTGTCCACATCGTTTGTGCTTGCATAGCCCTCGATATAAACAGAACTATCGCTAGAGGCATCACTTTTAATGGAAAAAGCACTATTTATTCGTAGTACTTTGTTTTTATCCATGTGCTTCCTTTTAATTTGATTCGCTTGGTCGTCCGCCCGTACTTGGATTGCTTGCACTTCCAGCAATATTTGCTGGAATTCTTAAATTATCCGAGTCTGGCTTTGATTGATAGCGAAGTTCAACTCTAGCTTCGTTTGGACTCAAAATCCCTCCGTTTACTAGTGTTGTGTAGTAGGCAGCCAAGTCTTTCAACTCAGGCTGCATCGCGGATACGTTGCTTGTCACTGGAGCAATATCGTATCCGAAGAATCTTTCTAAACTTGAAACGTAGTTATTTAAGATAGGAATTACTGTTTCTAGGTAAAACAATCTCAAGTTAGGACTAATGTTTGCGTTGTTTCCACCCTCCAACAAGATAGGCGGAACTCCAAGTGCTTTTAAAATCTTGCTGTCGTGAGTTTTGATAGAATTGTCAAAATCTAAATCTTTAAAGCTTTCGTCACCCAGCTTAACAGGCTTCAACCCGCTGTCCAATATAACTGGCTTCCGCGGACCCAGTTTAGGGTTGTACTTTGAAGTCCAGTTTTGAATTGTTCTGTCTTTTGCAATCTGGGACAGTGTGTTTTCTGAGGTCAACACCATTCCCATTACAGCTCCATTTTCAAAGAACCCGTCCTGAAAATTTTGCATTTTGTAAAGAGTTTTTATGTTGCGGTCACAGCTCTGCAACCGGCTATCACCACGATAAATGCTCTTTGAACTCAAGTCTTTAAAGTGCAATACTTCTTCTGGTTTAAAGAATATTTCTGAGTTGTAGTTGTAACGACTAACAAATGTTTTTGCACTTGTTTCTATTGTTACATTTTCAGCTGGCAAGTGGTACAATGACGCTCCGTCCCAGTACAAAAACACATTTCCGTCTAATAAAAAGTCTGTGAATATGTTGCGTCGGAACTCTTGAACACTTTGATAAGGATTTGGCTGATAATTTAATATTGTGTTTAGTGTTTTCTGGCGCATTCCTTGAAACACACCATCTAATTTTTTATCTTTTATGTCGTAGTCTAGTCCGCTGCAGGCGCTAACAATCATGTTTACGCCTCTATTAACACTTTCCAGCCTATCAAACGCTTGTTTGTAAGTGATAATACTGGTTGTGTCAACTAAACTACCTTCTTCTCGTGATATAACGACTTGAGCTGGATTGAGTTTTTCAATCCAGTTCTTGAATACGGTGCTTATTTTCATTTGTTTTCTCGTACAATGGTTTAAAGGACTCAAAATTTCCGTAAAAACTGCTAAAAGTAAGGATGTTACTGTTTAAAACAATTTTATCGGTTTTTTTGTTCTTTTGAATCTCAATCCAGTTACGCTGTTTGGCTACGCTTGACAGAGGCGGTGCTTTTCCAAAAACGGAGTGTAATAAAACATGGTGATGATTACAAAGAGTGTAAACGTCTTTGTACAATTCTGTTTGGTGATTTTCAATAAACTCATCACGAATGTTTAAAACGTCGTCATCCGTTTTTAAGACTAACCCCCTACCCTTGCACCAGCGCTCCAATAATAGGGTAACTGACCCTAAATGGTGTAGTTCTAGGTCCAACTCCACACCACACACAAAACAGTGGTCCTGTTTTTGGTATGCACTTTTTGCTTTGTCACGAATCCATTTTACAGGAATTCGCTTGTTTGTGTTTGTTCCCATAGCAGTCCTTATTATATACTAAAGGCAAAAATTTCTCAAGCAAATTTTTTGTTAGGTAACAAAACTGTATAGTGCATATCGGACAGCATCTGCCATGTGCGAGTAACGGTCGTGAACTGGTTTTCCGGACGTGGAATCATCCCAGCGATATTGGTCCAACATCTTTAACACTTCTTTACAACGAGGGTGCACTTTTAAACGATTGGTTTCTACTAAGTTTTGCACAAAGCTGATGCCTGCTAAAACGTCCTTTTTTGATCTTGTGCAACTGATGTTGTAGTTGTAGGCCAGGTCCGCACTCATTTGTGCTGCGGCCGAGTCAATAAACACCGTTTCTACACCATACATATTATTGAGGTTGTTAATGCGCTCTGCGTGGACTGAGGTGGGAAGGTTTTTATCGACATACTCGTCCAACACATAGAACCAATCCTTTTCATAACAATACTGAATCACTACATACGCAGTTTCGTCCCGGTAGCCCGGATCTAACCCACTAAAACACTCGCCCACACATTCCTCCACCACTACATTGTGTTCACTAAACTTGTAAATCTGACCCTCGTAACTATTAAAAGACGCTAAATACTCTTGTTCGAACTGGGCAGTACTCATCGAGGATTTGGCCTCCAACACGTCGGCCTCCGACATACGGGGATTTTCGTCGTAGGTTGCTCGTAGTGAACACCAGTATGGGTAGGAACTATCAAACCCACGGTTGTAGAAGCTGGAGAACCAGTTTGATTTTCCCCGAGGGGTACTAATAAAGATTGCTTTTGAAGTGGGTTTGTCTAATGTGGGACGAAGAGCAATGTTAAAAGCGTCTTCTCCGTCTGTGTGAAGTGCAGCTTCATCAAAAATGATTAAGTCGTAACTGCGTCCTACGCTAGAGTCCACTGTTGAGACTGACCCCATTCGTATGGTGCTGTTGTTACTTAATTCAATAATTCTGTCTTTTGTGTTGTCTCGTGTGACCTCTAAATCAAAGGACTTTATAAAACTTCGCTGTAGATCAAAGCTGATGTTAGACAAGCTGTAGTTAGGACTCATGATCAACACGTGCTTGTTTGGAATCAAAAAGATCAATTGTCCCAACACGTTTGAAATAAAGGTCTTGCCCAGACGACGGCTGTACGCACAAGTAATAAAGCGGTAGTGAGGTGCGTTGACTGCGTTGATTAATGCAATTTGGGGTCGGTTCAAACCCTCGTACGCAGTGGTAGTACCCACGGGCAGCAGCTTCAAGTACGGTTCAATTGGAAGCTGGATTATGGGTTGAGGCCAAGTTTGAATGTGGGTGGAGACTATATCGCTGCGTGAGATTTCAAGCATTTTTTAATAGTGTTGATAGTAAGTTGTGGTAGTTAGACGTCACAGAGTTGTCGTTTACTTGAATGTTTGTTTGTTTTTTGATGGTGGGAGCGTTTTTTGATCGTATCTTTTCTAATGCAATCTGGCGGTCCAGTTCGTTCATTGTCATTTTGTGTGACAACTCCAACAATTCTGCGATATCTTTTGAAGACCCAGTCCCACTCTCATCCAATTCTTGAAACTTTTTTTCTAACACCAAATCCATTGCTTTGCGGATTTTAAAGCGATTGTTAAACCCCCAGTCTAAAAACACACGATCTACATAGCTTTTTGAGAGCGGAGATTCCAAGGTTTTGACCACCAGTTCTTGTGGAATGTCCAACTGGGAGCTCGTGATGTCAATGCTTCCTGTTGTCAAGTACGTATTGCAGATCAATACGTCTTCGGGCGTCAATTGCACTACCTCTGCAGGTGAGTGTGGAACGGGCAGTGTGTTCATGGTTGGTGTTGTGGGTAGTGTAAAACTGAATTATAAAACATGTGTTAAAAAAATTCAACCACTATTTTTGACTTGGGTATTATTTTAAAAGAAGATTTGTTGGGTTTTGGCACCGAAAACTTTGTGTGATATTTTTTAAAAGAGGCCGTGTTGGGGGGCGCAGCACACTCAGTAAAGTAACTAGTCTGTTAACCGCCCCTATTGTACCATGTGTTTTTAGGCCACGTCAAGGGGCCACACAAAGACCCCACACAAAGATCGGGTTTGACTGACTGTGGTGTTTTGCGTTATACTGTCATCACTGCAACACGAGAGGAACACCAAAATGACCGTACAAGACCTGATCCAGATTCTGCAAACCCTTGACCCGTCTGAGGAAGTTCGCATTCAGCATCCGTACCTGGACGACACCGCTCCTCTGGAGGATGTTGTCCTTATCGGTCCGGCCCGTAACATCCCCATACTTTCCGGCAGCTTCTAATAACCCACAAAGGAACACTAAGATGAGAAGGCACATTGTTTACAACACCGGCCGGGTCTACAACAATCAACAATTCTTGGACATTGTGTTTGAAGAACAGGATGCGGTAGAGCTAAACCTGGACGATGTAGAGGTTTTCTTTCACGATGCCTCACGCCACATTTCCGGCGTGGTTGTGTTGTGGGGGCTCGATATGGACACTAACGCCAACATAGGTCGGGCTGTGCTTCGCGAGTATGATGCGGGTCGGTATCGGTTGGTGTGATTGACCAAAGCCCTTACAGACTGTAAGGGCTTTATGGCGCCAGAATTATATCACAATATTCTGGCCCCCGTCAAGGCCCTACACAATTCCACCACAAAACACTCGGGTTTGACTGACTGTGGTGTTTTGGGTTATACTGTCTTCACTGCAACACACAAGGGAGCAAAGATGCCTAACGATCAACCCCAACTGTCCAGCGACCAGGATTTTAGGCTCAAGACGATTCGAAAAGCCCTGCTTGCGGCTCACGATGCTGATAAGCTCTGGAAGCTGCTGGAAGAATCCCTCGACTACATCAACTACATGGAAGCCCGGTATGGCTTCAGTCAAATTGAGCTTAAGAAGCTGAGGGACCAGAATCAGCGACAGACTGCAATGATCGACAATTACGAAAAGACTTTCTTGAAGAAGAAGTGAGGAAGACTGCGATGCTTGTCAAGACCTATGAAAAGACTGCCGAAAGGCTATTGCGTGGCCAGCTCCCGGGCAAGCCGGTTGGAAAGCTGAGAGGTAACAGGTTCGTGGTCTACGAAAATACCCAAGCCCTTACGCCCCAGGGATGCAAGTGGCGTATGTTCTGGCGTATGAAGAAGCCCAGGATCAAGCCGGAATGGCATTGATACCAAAGCCCTTACAGACTGTAAGGGCTTTATGGCGCCAGAATTATATCATGTAATTCTGGGCCAGGTCAAGGGCCTGGCCAAAGACCCCACACAAAGATCGGGTTTGACACAACACGCTGTTTTGCGTTATACTAACTCTACTGACACAGACAAGGAGCCCCAAGATGTACTACCCCGCTGACATGACCCGTGAAGACATCGAGTCCTTTGAGCTGGACATGGCCGAAATCACCATTCGTGAAGAATACGACCAGGCCAACTGGGATCTGGACGTGGCGGCTCAGGAAGCCCGCGAAGAAGAAGTGTACGTGGAGTACGTGTGGATGGTGGCTGACAAGGTCGGCGTGAGCCCCACGTTCCGGGTTTGAAAGGGTAAGAAATGAATACTACAGAAAAACTGCAATACATTTCCGAAACCATGAGCGATGGTTTTCTGTTCGTTACCTTCAAAGCGTTTATCGAACAAATTGAAAATGAATTGAAGGATCCTAAACAAAGAGAAAATGCCCAGCAGTTGATGGATATGGTAAACCATTATTACAAACTGTGTGTTTATGCCAGAAAGCAACAAAATGCTTGAAGCTGCCGTGTGTTACGCAAAGCAATTGATGTCTGTATATCACATGAGTTTCTTTGATGCTTGCAGAAATGCGGCATGGGAATACTGTGTTAGTTATGATCAGGTATACAGAGAACTAACAGAATAAGGGTTCGACAAATGAGCGACTATCAAGACTGGGTTTTGCCCTATTTGTATGACTGGGATTTGACGGAGATTGCAATGGATAATCCTGTAAACTGGGAATATCCAGAAACAGAGTATCCCCCATTATTGGGGTGTTGGTCGGACTAATTAATAGGGGTTTACCCCTATTGGGGCGCCAAAATTATATCATAATTTTGGTGGCCTGGTCAAGCCGCTTGGCCACAATAGCCGAGTAGGTTGTAGGGTCAAAAATTTATTGTTGTCCAGGCACGGTCTTGTGTTATACTGTGTTCACAGCAGCAGGAGAACATGAAATGAAAAAGGTTTTTGTTTCCATCCGTTTCAACGGCCGCAGGTATTCTTACTTGGTCGATGCCGTGTTTGTCAATGGTAGGGCTGTGGTTTCCCAAACGGTAATTGACGTCCTACTAGATGACATCGGCGTGCCACGCGGAGGCACTTACTCGATAGGTTGATATCCTACTCTCAGTAAGACAAAACCGAATAAGGGACAACCCTTATTCGGGCGCCAAAATTATATCATAATTTTGGTGGCCTGGTCAAGCCCCCCGCACAATAGTTGACCTGGTCGAGGGGTTAAAATTTTGATGTTGTGCTGGTGTGGTGTTGTGCTATACTGTGTTCACAGCAACACAAGAGGAACACGAGATGACCACCACCTACACTCCCCCGGCCCTTGGTACTGTCAGGGCGTTTGTTGTACCGTGGGCTACTCGCACTGTCCAGGTGCAGGTGTTCAAGTTTGACACCATCCGGCAGGACGCCTACTGGGTCACCAAGCAGGTCAAGTCTTTTAAGACTGTGGAACAGGCCCAGGCTTATATCGACCGAGTAATGGCGTAATCAAATCAGGAGTATATACCATGATGATTTTTGGCATGATCACCGAATGCGACATGACGGGTACGAAGTATCCCCGGCCCATACAGGGTATCCACTGTCTTGCGCGTGGTGCTACGGGCCGCTGGTGTTGTGTTATGTATATTGGCCCGGATAGCCCCAACTGGGTTGATCGGGTTCAGTATGTGGTTAGTGTGGAGGAAGCAGCCTCCAAAATCGAGAGTATGGGCGATTGGCTAGACTATTGAAAGGAAGTATATGTATCAGGACTGGGTTTTTGATGTTTTCTGGGATACTGGGATTGATATGACTCTGTTCAATCCGGACCATCCCATTGAATACTCTGGAGATTATGGGGAAACTCCATACTTCATAGTATATGAAGAATAACGAATAGGGGTAAACCCCTATTCGGGCGCCAATTATATATTATATAATTGGCCCGTGTCAAGCGGTGGCCTGGATAGTTGACCACACTGAGGGGTTAAAATTTAGGTCTTGCACGGGCACGGTCTTGTGCTATACTGCGTTCACTGCAACAGGAAAGGAACACGAGATGACTGCTACCGAAGCCTACAACCAAGTCCAAGCCCTGCTCCAGGCCGCCCGCGAGCGCGCTGCTAGCAAGGGCTATTCCGAGTCCTTTGTTGTCGGTTACCTGACGGGTATGCTGGCCAGTGCTGTGCGCGAAAACGAGAGCGTGGCGCGTAGCGTGGAATGGCACACGAATGACTTGAAGTCAAAGTAATCACCAATCAATCAAAGCCCCCACAGAATGTGGGGGCTTTGTGGCGCCAAAATTATAACACATAATTTTGGGCCGTGTCAAGCGCGTGCCCGGATAGTTGACCACACTGAGGGGTTAAAAGTTAGGTGTTGCGGTGTTGTGCTATACTGTGTTCACAGCAGCAGAAAGGAACACGAGATGAAGACCTGGTTCTACTTTAACGCAGTTGAAGGTTTCGGCAGCTACTCGGTGGCTATTCGTGCTGAGACCCGCGATCTGGCCATCGAAGACTTCAGGAAGAAATTTCCTCTTGCTACAATCGCCTCTATCGCGACCCGTAAAACTATGTGGGAGTGATAACCAAAGCCCCCACAGAATGTGGGGGCTTTGTGGCGC